TAAAACTTTCCGTTGAAACTCTTGTATTTCACAATGAAACACATTAGTCCATCCCATCCACGAGGCAGCGAGTTCTGCTCCACCGATACCAGAAAAGAGGCTTGCGTGAGTATGTTTCATACGCTTTACTTCAATAATTCGGGGTTATCTGTTACGTTGCCTATTACAATTTTACCACACTCGTTTATCCACTTTTTTGAAATAATATTACCTTTTTCCCAATTATTGTGAACTAAAGGACACCACGCTCTATAAGAACACATACTATTGTCATATTTAACAATATGCCTGTACCCTTTACTTTCGATAATGTCCCCCTCAAAGATTTTCTTTCCATTCTTGTCTTTTAAGCCTGTGTACTGACCAACGCTTTCTGGGAATACAGCATCAAAAATAGGAGTCTTACTACCTTCTTTATAGTAGGCAATAGCTACATCATCATTTGCGTATGAATGGACAAGGTCTCCGCAAACCCATTCCTTCTGAAAATTTATTCCTCTAAATAATATGTATCTTTTCATGTTACCTCCTTGTATTAATAGATTGAACTCTATGCGTTTGATGACTAAATTTGCCAGTCCTTGTAGTGTATTGATAGTAAGTCATTCCGTTTGCATCTGTGAAATAAACGTCCTCTCCACCATCATGAAAACGATATACCTTTACTCCGTTGCACTCAAACAAGAACCTAACATAGTAATCTTTCAACCTTTGCTCATACTCTTGCTTTCGTATCTGCTCCTTTGTCAGCTTCGGTTTAGGTGGTTCGGGTTTCTTCCTAATCTCGTAGCCACAAGAACTGACTACAAAGGCTAACACTGACAATAAAATTAGTTTCTTCATATTACTTTTTATTCTTCAAAATTTATTTTCTGTTGTAAATACTTCTCTGTATACCACTTTTTGTACGACTTGCCACTTATCCACCAATCAAACATATCATCAGGTGATGAACCGTGGCACACAAGTCCTTTTTCCTTTAGTTTGGCACACGCTTTTATCCAATTCTTTTTGACATGCGGATAGTCTTTTATTTCTCGCTCTTTCTGTTTGAAAGAAGACATCGGGCAACAGATACAACCAATACGCCTATACCCGTTATCATACAAACTGCAATGCTCTATGTTATTGGCGTTAAGGAATGTCCAAACATCATTGTCTGTCCAATATAGAATAGGGCTGACAACAATCTTTTCCTTACCATTTCCCATACATTGCACAAGAGTTTCCTCGTGTTCGGAGAATTGGTCAAAGTTCCATTGCTTGCGTTTCTTTGGATTTGCGTTAATACTTTCAACAACTTCACGTTTTGACCGCCTTACGCTTTCTGCTTTTCTAACGCCTATTAACGTTACATACCCTACCCCTGATGTCTCCTTGTATTCAGCACAACACCAGCGCAACCGCATTGTAGGTAATATACCCTTTTTAACCGCCATGTTATAAATGCTCATCTTTGGCTTTATCATGTCTACTTCGGGGTAGTTTCTTCTAACAAAGCGGATAACTTCGGGAGGATCAACGCTTGTTAAATTCATGTGTGCTTTAAACTTCACACCTGCCATAAGTGCAAGGTGATATAACACTTGGCTGTCTTTTCCACCACTAAAGGCTAACCAAAAGCCATCATCATTCATTGATAGGGCAAGCCGTTCAGCTTTCTGTAGTACCTTTATGGAGTAGTCTATTTTCTTCTGTAAACTTGATGTTATTCCGCCCATAAATTAAAATTTATCATTGTTCTCAAAATAAACCACTGAAAACATAAGAAAGAATGCCACAAAAAGCAAGATAAAAAACCATCTCGCAATCATATCCACGTGCGCTACCCATGCTATATCCCAATTCACAAAGGCAAACGCCATGTAAAGGATTATAAAAGAAATAACAAACGATGATAATAACATTTTAATCATTTTGCAATCCTCCAATTACCTTGTTTATACTTCGCATACGGACGTGAAATCCATATTGGCTCGGACTTGATAAACCAACCACCCTGCAACAACTCCGCACGTGACATTGGTTCGCTCATTTCAAAGGATATATTCTTTCCACAACGAGCGCAATTACACTCCTTTATCACTACGTATCGGTGTTCTTTGTCAACGAGTGGGGCTGCGTACATTTCCTCAACATGTACGTGTCCGAATAGTCTGCAAATTAGTTCCTTAATCATAATTTCTCCTTTTCAAACTCTATTTTAAGGACTCTGACTGTCATATATGAATTATAAGTCCTTTTCCAAATGAGTTATAAAGCTACTAATCTCTTTGTTTAACAATTTCAGCTTATCAACAAAATCGGTAATGCTATCATCTTCTGTCTTGTGCAGGCGGATAGACCAGTTGCAATCTGAGATTTGTAAGAATGTATTACGCATTTTTTCTCCATGCCATGTAGTACAACCATCAAAACAAATTACATTACCCGTTGACGGTGAACTTTCCTTGTTTAACCAAGTCCTTTTATTGTATGTTTCTATACATTTCATAATCCTAATGCTTGTTTAATTTGTTTCTTATAGTGTTCGTTAGCTGCCTGCTTGGAATCTGAAAGTGAGATATAACAACTGATAAAATAGCCATTACAGAATAAATGGAATTCGTTATAAATAAATTCTATCCTGTAGAACCAGTTAAACACTGTTACGGCAAGGTATGGTTTATCTTTGCGAACTCTTTGCCACTTCAATTTTGGTATATTCTCCACCACGCTCTCACGCCCTGCGTTGAAAGCTGACTTGATGTCACCCTCCGTGAACACTTTGTTTTCACAAAATGAGATTTCGTTTCCACTTAATCTACCATGCAGCCTTGCAAGGGCATACTCTTTTGCTAAATCTTTTTGCTTCATAAGTCATATTTCTCTTAAATTCTTTATACCAAATTCCATTTCAAGTAACATTTTACTTTTTAGAGAAATTACAGCACTGACCAGTATTTTCCCTGTAGGCGACAGAAATCCACCACAAAGGAACATCTGGAGGGTCAGGAAGATAACGTTCACATCTTGCACGGAGCGGGCAAGCTACACCAAAACAATAAGAATAATCAGATCTTATACTATTAGTCATAATTTTTAGGTTTTTAGGAGTCCTCCCCTATTTCCATAAGGAAGGACTTGTATTGAACATTTAAGCAACAATAGGCATACAAATCTCTGTCAAAGCACTATTAGGGGCATCTTCTTTTAAAAGAAAACTTGACGAGGAAGACTCGAACTCAAGACGGACATTGTCTGTAGATATGGTTGTTAATAGCTTCGACAAATTATTGTGATTAAACGCTATTTCAAACCCCTCGGGGATATTTGCCTCAGTGAAAGCGACAGATTCCTTAGAAGCACGAGAGAAATCAGGGTCTATTGCTGAAAGAACGAATTGCTCTCCCTCCTTTTGTATACGAATAATCTGAGAGCTTTCAGAAGCCATAACCGATATTCGTTTGATAGTCTGGAGAAGGTCACGAACAGGGATTGTGACATGATAAGGGCTTTCTTTGCGAATTACAGAGTTATAGTTAGGGTATCTCTGCTCGCACATTCTTACCGCTAACGTAGCATTAGCTGAAGAAAGTTTCATCGTACTACTATCCGCCGAAACGTTAATCTCATCAGAATCACCAAAAATTATATCAATAGAGTTGGCTACAGAAGCTGGCAAAGGAATTAGTTGTTCCGTACCCTCCTTAATAAAAGGAACACCATGATGATGATCAAACTTATACAATACATGACCATCCGTCCCCGCAAAGGTCACCCCATCCTGTTTTACGTCAACAGCTATATTACCAAAGATAGGACGTAAAACGTCTTTACTCGTGCAAATAGCTGCAGATTTTACACAAGGAAGGAATACATCCATAGGAAGGGTGATTGCGCACGTTGCTTTCTCTATAGAACGCATCAAAGGAAATTCCACTGGGGAATAAGATTTAAATGTGAATTGTCCACCTTGATACTCTATAATAGTATTGTAAGAATCTTCCTCCACAACGATTGTCAAAGGTTGCTCAGGAAGCGTTGCTAAGGCAGAAGAAAACTCTGCTACTGGGAGGCACACAGGAAAGATATCCTTAGGAACAACCATTGAAAAGTTGACATTCATTGTCAATTCTTGATCACCACTACTACTTGTCAGAGTATAGACATCTCCCTCTCGAATAAGAAGGCATGTACTTAAAATAGGGAGGGTGTTATGCTTAGTTACGATTTTACTCATAGCATTCATAACACGTTTCAACTCTGATTTGCTAACATTAAGTTTCATATTTCAATATGTTTTAAGTGTGAATTATTAGAAAGGAAGATCACTATCATCAGCAGGAAAATCAAATGGAGCATCAGATACCGGCTGTGTGTAACCCGATACACCTTGGGCAACTGGAGTTTGATATGCTGTTGTAGTGGAGGTATGAGACTGATTCAGATACAAATTTGCTATTCTGAAATTCATACGAGAGCGAATAGCCTTAAACAAAGCTGTATTCTCGTCTTCGGGGTTTTGTGTAGCCCATTCGGGATGGCGTTCTTTGTTCTGTTCGATAACACTAGGTGCAAGACGCTTTGCCCAACACTTCACATAATCAGTTGAAAAAGAAACCTCCATTTTATGAGAAGGTACTGAAACAGAGTTAGGATCATCACCACGCTGTCTAGCCTTTTCACGGGCAGTGTTCGCATAAGCGTCCCCATAGGGCCAGACATTCACACTAAGAAGAGCCTGCTGTTTGTGAGTATAACTATTCTCTTGGACATCAATATTATTATAGTCCAAAGGAATACATACATAATTACGGGGCTTACCCTTGTCTTCAAAAGATACCAACCTAGCGTCTTTGAAACTTAACAAATCAATTTTTCCATTAAAACTTGCCATTTTTGTTTTGTTTTTATGTTAATACTAAAAGAATAATTCTATTTTA